AAACTTTATACCACAGTTTGATAAAAAGATTGTGGAAACTATTGTTTGGTCTGACGTGAGGAGAACCGTTATGAAGTACACTCCATTCGTATCTGTAGACACTGTTAAATATAAGGGAACTTTAAAGGAAAAAGTATTAGATCACCAATGTCTTTCTTTGAATCAGAAATAGTACAAAAAGAAGCTGAGGAGATCAACCTCAAGCAGCAGGAGATCGTCAATCGGTTGCCGTTCATTCCTTTGATGGAAACGGATGACCGTATTGAGTTCTTTGATGCTATGCTGGACTTGATTGAAAGGCAGAAGGTCTTCTACATGAGACTGAATCTGTCTGACGATCCGATGGCAGTACGTCTCAAGCAAGAGTTCCGTGACGCTGCTAGGAGACTCGGTATGGATGCCGATGGTCTCAACATGCTGGACATCTACGACAAGTTTCGTGACAACATGGAAAGTGTTCGCCAGCAAGTGCTTGACGGAGATCTCTAAATAGGTTATGATGATCCTGTTGGGTCATCGCAATCCAACGAATACAACACACACAACTAATCCGAGGTAATACAAATGTCTTTTGCTGATCTTAAGAACAGCTCCAAGTTTGGTTTTGATCGTCTGACCAAGGAGATTGACAAGCTCCAAGCTACTGGTGGTAGCAGTGATGATCGTTTCTGGAAACCCGAGATGGACAAGTCTGGCAACGGTTTTGCGGTAATCCGTTTCCTGCCTGCACCTGAAGGCGAAGAACTTCCCTGGGCAAAGGTTTGGTCACATGGTTTCCAAGGTCCTGGTGGATGGTATATTGAAAACTCCCTGACCACTCTGGGTAAGAAAGATCCCGTGTCGGAACTGAACCGTACACTGTGGAACAGTGGTCTTGATAGCGACAAGGAGGTCGCTCGTAAGCAGAAGCGTAAACTGTCCTACTACTCCAACATCTATGTTGTGAGTGACCCTTCTAATCCTTCTAACGAAGGCAAGGTCTTCCTCTACAAGTTCGGTAAGAAGATCTTTGACAAGATTCAGGCAGCAATGCAACCTGAGTTCCAAGATGAGACTCCGATCAATCCCTTTGATCTGTGGCAGGGTGCCAACTTCAAACTGAAACTGCAGAAGAAGGATGGTTATTGGAACTACGATAAGTCTGACTTCGCTGCACCTTCTACTCTTGAGGACATGACTGATGCTGAACTTGAAAAGGTTTGGCGTTCACAGCACTCTCTGAGTGAGTTTATGGATGCTAAGAACTTCAAGTCCTATGAGGAACTTGATTCACGTCTGAATGTCGTTCTGGGTCGTGGTCAGAAGCAGAAGTTTGATCGTGAGACTCTGGAAGATGAGTCCGAAGGTCGCGGTGGTTTCAATGATGCTGACATCATGGGAGCACCTAAGTTCAGTGTCCCTCCCCGTCCCATGCCTAATGCCATGAAGGAAGAACTGAACAACCTTCAACCGACTGCTGCATCACGTCCTGCTCCTACGACTGACGATGATGATACCCTGTCCTACTTTGCCCGCCTTGCTGAGGAAGAATGAAACTACTGACCGTTGAAGACTACGAGAAGGCAGGTGAGTCCTTCTGGCCAAAGTATTGGTACGTTGCCAAAGAACTTGGTGAAGATGCCAGGGCAGAGGACATCCTAAAAGTCCTTGAGTCCATCGGTACAGTTGCATTGCGACTGAAACTTGAAGAGAAAGAAGGACCCTTTGGTTTTAACAAGAAGGATGAAGAAGTACCTACTACAGATCCTCAGTAGTCCCGTAACCCACTTCAATGTATTGATAGTGGGTTTTCTAATTCTAGTTGGAGTCCAGCACAACCATGCACATTACACCATGGAAGTAGACGCTGACTCATATGTTCTACAGTTTATCAAGAAACATCCTGATTACTGTGGCAAAATTGATTATTAATTCCAAAAAACCCCGAAAAAAAATTCGGGGTATTTTTTTGTCTGTAGGGTTTTTATAGTCCCTGAGCAATATCCAGTGCTCTCTTAGCAGTGGATACTAATCTGTACCTTTGATGAGTTCTTCTATTAGGTATAGTTAAAGAAAAACCCAGAAGATCCCCTTCGGGGTCATCTGGGATTCCTACTGGTTGTACGAAGAATATACCTGCATGTGCTACACATTTCCAACCGATGTCAACAAAACCTAAGTCTCTTAGGGCACATTCTAGTTTTAAGGAATAACATGCTTCTTCTAATATCATAGGGTGATGTTATTAAAGATACTAGTTTTGTTTAGAGTCTGTTTAACTTTGGACTTACTCTTTACACTTGGCAAGTAATTTGCCGATGCTTGGAAGATCTTTACAAAAGTCTCAAGATAATCTGGTTTTAAGATTTGTAGTTTTCTTTTTTCTTCATTGCGTGCTTGTTCCCACTCATAATGAGTAATTGATGTTAGCAACGTTGCACCATTTTCAGTTTCCTCTACTATGGGATTATATGATTTGATATATGTTCTTTTGAAAGAATCTTGGTCGTTTGGATCATAATATACTTCTAGTCCACCAGGAAGAACTACTTCGCCAATGTCATTTTTAACTTCTTTAGTAAGATAGTTTTTTACTGAGTGAGGGTCAGGATACTTTTTATTGATCAATATTTCAAATTCTGATTGACTCAATGGCCAATCATTTTTAAGATCTGTAATTTTATTGGTTAACAAAATAACCCAATCATAATTAGGATCACCGTAAACTGCTTCAGAAACTTGATCTGGTCTAACACCGTCTTTTAAACTAAATTCTGCAAACAGATCTGTAGCATATGCAGAATTATCTAATGATAATCCTTTAAAAATGTTTGTAGCAAGTACAAAATCTTGATTGGTAAATTGAAATTTGATTCTAGTTGGGGTATATTCTATTTTTGGTAAATATGAAAAGAATCCTGACATTATTTCTTCTCCTCCTTAACTCCTGGTGCTCTATCGGTGAACATTTTATCAGCAAATAGATTTGTCACTTCAGTGAGATTCATGGTAATTGTAACCCCAACAGTAGTTGCTTTTGGATCAGCATTGAATTCACCCACTGTAGTGTAGTTTCCAGTTGGAGTGAAATCAAAATTAATCTGATTAATAGCACATGGGAGCAGTGGTTTGATAAAAGGATGATCATCTGTTCCTCTCTTATATGTAAGAAGTATGAATGGAGGTTGTTTGATAAATCTAGAACCACCGTTAAATAACAGACCCCCAGCAGTTGCTGCTGCTCCTGCTGCAGATGCTCCTGAATCAAAAAATCCAGAAATACTACCTAAAATTCCTTCTCCTGCTCCTCCAAGAGCAGTTTTTTCGGAGTCAAATTTTCCTTTGAGACCACCTTCGATGGCTTTAGAAATAGTGGTTATGCCAGCAGTTGTTGCTCCGATGGCAGCAGTGTCCGTAAACACACCTTTTAATTGTGTGGTGTTAATATCATCTATAGTAGATACTCTAGGTAAACTTGCTTTTCTTAAAGATTCTACAATCTTAAAGATTTCTTCTGCATCTACTTTTGATTTAGTGAACAAGTTAAACTGGAAATTAAATGTCCTAAAATCTGGTCCTTCATAAAGAACCTCAAGATTTGGGTTGAATACAACACCACTAGTTGCTGAAAGTAATCCAGAAGCAGAGAGGTTTGTTGCACCCAATTTATTAGCGACATCAACAGATTTATCTAGTAAGAATTGTTCGGCAGTTCTTGTAAGTGCATCTCTAACAGCTCCAGCAGCATCTGATCTTTTTCCGAGGAAAGCACCTAATTCACCAAGTTTAGTTTGATTAAACTGCTGCGAGATTGCTTCGGTTACTTTTTGGGGAATATTAATAAAAATTGTGTTAGCTCCATCAACATCTTCTAACATATAGTCTACTTTTTCACTATCATAATTTCTTCTAATAAATTGCATCTCAAGATAGTCCACTGAAGGACCAGTTGTACCAAATTCCTTAGGATACCTTAATACCTTTGACATTAGTTTTCTATAAATCTATGAATCGGGAGAGTAGCGATAAATTCCCAATCTTCTTCTTGGACCTCAAAAAATAAATGATCTGCTTGTTTGAAGATGTATCGGTGAATAGTTTTCTCAATAATCCTTGCTTTTTTATTTAGGAGGGCAAGAGCATAGGGACCTTTTTCTCTGTCACGCAGATAGTGTATATTAGATCCCAAAAAATTATCTTTGGCGCGATCAAATGCATAAACTAGAGGATAGATGTCATATCTATCCATTTGTGCTTTGAATTTTGGATCATATTCGTAATAATATAGTTTATTTGGTTCTACTTCATCTGTCATGTTGTCGTAGAGATATTCAAAGACTTCTCTGCGATACCATTCTCTACTTTTCTTCTGTCCACCAGATTTTTTGACTATATTTAATTCTAGTCCGCCTTTTGTTTTAGCAAATCCCTTAGACATTTAAGTGCTCCTCTGTGAGTATAAGAAATTCTAGTCTTCTATCTGCACACCACTCTCTTGCCGCTTCCCATTTCGCTTGGTTGATGATATATGTAGAAACTTCAGTTAAATAACGTGGTGTTTTCCTTTTAGGTACTTTGGGTTGTATTGTTTGTTTCTTAGGTTTGACTTCAATTAGATATTTTTTGATAGTATTGTTCTTATTTCGGATTTTAATGTAGAAATCAACGAAGTATCGGTGAATCCTGCCATCCAGAGGAGAACGATAAGGAACAACAATTTCTTCGCTACCCCATTCAAGCACATGATCATGGTCATCACACCATTTCATGAATTTAAGTTCCCATAATGATCTGTATATTACTAGTCTCGGATCACCTTTGTATTTCTTTGGATTCTTTGGTTGGAACTTGCCAGAATACGCCATAAATATAATTACAACAAGTACTTCTATTTAGAATTAATGTCTATATCTAAACTGAGGGGGATATTTAATGCTGATAAAGGTGCATCATATTCTAATGAGTATGAGGTAAACTTTAGTTTCAGTACCACAAACAATGCTGAGATCTTAAGTAGACTGCAATATTATGGATTCAATCTGACTGCTTCTGACGGAGCATATGATAATATGATGTTTTTGTGTGACGAAGCATCATTACCAGGAACATTTACTGCCACTCAAGAGGTTGATGGCGTGTATGCAGGTAGATTAATCCAATATCCCCATGCTAAACTTTATAATGATATGCGTTTGAGTTTTATTCAGACTAATCAGTTGAATCCTCAAAAATTCTTTGAGGCATGGATGGGCGGCATGTTCCCAGAGTATGGTCTTGATGATACTACTGAGATTCAACCAGCGGAAAGAAATAGAAGGAGAGCAATACCTAATACTGTAGGACTTCGTTATTATGAAAATATGGTATGTCCTAAGTTGACAGTGACCAAAAGTTATAAAGATAAAACTGGTCCATCTGGACAAAATTCATGTTATTATGATATGTTTAATGTATATCCTTATAACATTGAGAGTGTACCATTATCGTATGGTGCTAGCACACTAAATAAATTGAGAGTATCGTTTAGATACGAAAAACATGTCGTGATCTTTTACGATAAAAAAGGAGCCGAATTCTAATTATTTTTTTGAACTATGTCATTACCTCAGATTAATACTCCCGTTCATGAGTTGAAAATCCCATCTACAGGAAAAAAAGTAAAGTACAGACCATTTGTAGTCCGAGAAGAAAAAATTCTTCTCCTTGCATTAGAGTCTGAAAAGCAGGAAGAAGTTACAGATGCTATTATCCAGATTATTAGTAACTGCATTCAAACAAAGATTGATCTAGATAGTCTCTCCACATTTGATGTTGAGTATATCTTCCTCAATGTTCGTGCTAAGTCTGTTGGGGAAATTCTGGAATTCTCTATCACATGTCCCGATGATGGTGAGACACAGGCAGAGGTTGAAATTAATATTGACGATATTCAAGTAGTCAAGGACAAGAGTCATACTGATACCATTGACCTTGAGAATGGTTACTTTATTAAGATGAAGTATCCCACGATGAAATATATTATGGAAAAGAAACCTGATGACAAGAAAAGTCTTATTGATAGCACTTTTGAATATGCTGTTGAATGTATTGATACTATCTACAATGATGAGGAGACATGGGAAGCAGCAGATTCCACGAAGAAAGAACTTGAGGAATTTGTTGAGCAGATGAACTCTAAGCAGTATCAGAAACTTCAGTCGTTCTTTGCAACGATGCCTAAGTTGTCTCATACTGTGAATGTAACCAATCCCAAGACTGGTGTTGAGTCTGATGTCACAATTGAGGGATTAGCAAATTTTTTCGCATAGCGGTTTTTCAGAATAATCTGGAAAACTATTTCCGACTAAATTTTAATCTCATGCAACATCATAAATATAGCTTGACAGAGATTGAAAATATGATGCCGTGGGAACGGGATGTTTATGTGAGTCTGTTAGTTGATTTTATTGAAAAAGAAAACGCACGCAGAGCAGCACAACAGTAATGGCGAGAATATCACCCAGCGATCAAAATCAATCAGGGAAACCTCAACCTGAAGAGGGTCCACCTAAGGTTGGCGGTCCTGGTTTAGATCCCCGTACAGATCCTAAGATTGTTGTAAAAGCAGTCAATCCTCCTGTTACTCCTGATCAGGTCGTCGGCATTGCAGAAATGCCTGCAGCTGCAACTCTGGATCTGCCTAAGATTCAGAATATCAAGATTTCTCCTGTAAAGAATAAGACTATCCAGGGGCATCTCAGGGCGATTGAAGCAAAGATGACCGCCACTGAGAAGTTGATGAAGGATATCATCAAACTTCAAAAACTACAGATCATTACAGAGAAAGAAGTATTTGAACGAAAGAGAGAATTATATCAGAATACATTTGAAGAGTATCTGTTAGATAAGACTGTTGATTTTGGAGATCCTGATGCCTCTGGCGACGGATCTAAGAAACCCAAAAAACCAGGCGGTGGATTTCCATTTTTTGGTGGTGGTCGCGGTCGTCCTCCTGGTCGCCCTCCCTTAGGTTCTCCTGTTCCTGTAACGCCTACTGTTCCTTCAGGTAATACAGAGGAGACGCCAGACGATCCTCTTGTTGATCAACCTGATCCTGGACCAGTTTCTCCAACTCCTGGTGTTGAACTTCCAGAACGTGAGGAGGAACCAGGATTTCAAGTACCAAACGTCCTTGATCTTCTTAAAGTTATTCCATTCTTATTTCAGGATCTTCTTCGTAATCAACCGCTTGGTGCTGCAAAGTTTGAAGAAGATTTTTTAGCAGGAGAACCTGGAACACCATCATATAGTCCCACACCTCCTTCATATTTTGAAACTCTTGCGAGTTCTCTTAACCCATTAAAAGAGCAACCGTCGATTGGTGAAGCAATACCTGGATTTAAATCATTCGCAGAAATGATTGGACAAGATCCAAAAATGGTGAGTGACAGTCTTGATCTGGCGATGATGTTTACTCCTGCTGCTCCACAAGCGGCGATACCTAAAATTGTTACAAATCCAGCAGTGATAGCGATGGCTTCTAAGTCTCCTAACATTGCTAGGTTTCTTGGAATTTCTCCTGCTGCCGCCCAAGGAGGTTCTGCTGCTATTGCTAAACAGAGATTGCTTTCTCCTGGTGGACTTAATCCGAAACTAGTTGATCCGCAAGCTGCTAAAATTTCTGCTTTTAGAGGTGTTTCTGACGCTCAGAGAATACAAACTGCTAACATGATTCAGGCAGCGAGTAGTCGTGGTCCTCTTGGTGGATATAAAGATCCCATGTCTCGCGGTTCGGTTGATAATATTTTCAGTCAAAATTTATTCCAGAAGGGTGTAGATTTTTCTAAATATAAACCTCTTACCGATGTGGTTGATTATAGTCAATATTTTGGTAATATGGGATTAACTGATGATGCTTACAGGATGTTGATGGCAAATCCTAATGTGGGTGGTATGACTCCTAAAGTCAGAACTGATTTCAGCAGACAACTTGGTACTGTTACGGACGAAGCTGCGGATGCTCTTGTTGATCGTGCTGCTAAAGATCCTGATTTATTGAAAATGGATCTTGATGAGGTCTTTAAAAATTCTAATATAAAGGAACCACGGCCAGGTGTGTTTGATGTGACGAATAAAGCATCTGGTGGTGTGGGTGATGTTGATTTGTATAGTAGTAAAGCATTAAATTATTTCAGAGGAATTTCCAACAAAATTATGCCGATGGCAGATGGTGGATTCATGGGTTGGTTTAACAAGGGCGTTAATACTCGTATCCCGAATGAGTCAACTGCAAGATTCGGTAATCCTTTAGATTATTTTAAAAAGAATCCAGATCCTACAACACTCTTTGGTGATGATGCTTTGCAGAGAGGTCAGAGTAATAAAAACTTTAAGGCAGGCAAGAAACCTTCTGTATTTGGAAGACCTGATAGAGCGTTTGGTCTTGATATAGTTGATTCAGTGAAGCAGAGAAGATTGGTGACAGTTCCAGCATCTCAAGGTGGTCCCATGTCTGGTCCTACACCAATTACACGGGAGTTAATTAAGAGACCTATTCGTGCTTCTGCACATCCACTCATTATGCTCGCAGAGATGATTGTTAATGAATTGATTAATCCACAACCAACTGCAGTATATGATCAGATTACTGGTCCTAATGCTTATTATAATGCTCCTGGTTATAAGGGTCCAATGCCATCACAAAATCTGGAGAATGCTCAAAGTAGCATGATGTCTGGTAATAATGATCAAAAACCTGAGATTGTTCCTTTACCACCCGATTATATTAAAATTCCTGGTAAGAAAAAGGCACCTGATTTTGTTGGTGATAATTCTCCTGATATTGTCATGAGAACGAGTATATTTACCAGAAATCAAACAGATCTTGATTGATGATAAAAGCAAAGACTAGAATGATAGAGAGAGATTCGGAGGCATTTGCTTCCGAAGTCTTTGCCATATCTGATAATATTACACCGATTGCTATTGCTAGTGTTGATAGTATTCTTAAATTAGATGATGTAGAAGATCTGCAGGTTGTTCCTGAGCAGAAAGTAAAACAACTGATTATAGAGAACAAGACTACTAACCCGATGAGTAAGTTCTTCGTCAGGTTGGGAACTTATCTTGATTCGATGGAGAATTTTCTCTCCGAAATGCAGTCAAACTATCTGAAAGCAATCGAACAAAAAAAATCTCTATATGGAATTGAACGCAGTGATCAAAAACAAAAAACTGCACGCGCTAAGAGAGCTGCTAGAAAACTTGCTGCTGATAAAGTTATTGATTCTATTTTTAGTGGTAAAAGTTCTGATTTGTATGATAATCCTTTGGGACTCATGTTGGCAAATTTTGTTGCTGCTGGATTTAAGAATAGAATTTCTGATCAATCAAAGGATATTGTAATTATTCCATACAACCCAGTTGCAGGACAACTTAAAGCAAAGGGTGAGACAGAGGGATCTGATGTTAGTGGATATGAATTAACTTCTGCATATGGTTATCGTTGGGGTAGAATGCATGGTGGTGTTGACATTGGCGTTCCTATAGGAACGATGTTTGCACTTAAAAAGGATGCTATTATCAAGTATGTGGGTTATCAGAATTCTGATGATCCATCAGTGGGGTATGGATTACTTGTAGATGCTTGGGTGCCATCTTTAAATAAAATGTTTAGATTTGCTCACCTCAGTGAAGTTGCAGTTAAGGTTGATCAAACTGTGAAAGCCGGTCAAGTTATGGGTAAGTCTGGTAACACTGGTAGATCTACTGGTCCTCACTTCCATATTGAGGTTCACCCTGAAGTGAGACCTAATTATGGCGGAGAAAATCCTATGCCATACATTGATTATGTGATTGCTGGTGAAGAGATGATGGAGCAGAAATCTGAGGGATCTGTTGAAAGAGTCGGTAGAGTCATGGTCGGTGAAGCTGGTCCTGAATTTGCAATTCCAATGAGTCAGATGCCAATCTTCGCTCAACTTATGATGGAGGAGAAAATTAAATCTCTCAATCCATTTTATAGATCTCCTTACGGTAGATTTGATAATCTTGGTGTTGAGAGACAAGCTGGATTTACTAACACTATGATGGCAGCAGGGGGTATTACCTTCAACGAAAACCACAAGGTTGCTGCTAGAAGGTTGACGCAATTTTTTCCTGGTAAGAGTTACTTAGTCGCTGGTATTCTTGGAAACTTAGAACATGAATCGCCTGGATTGAAACCAGATGTCAAACAATATGGTGGTGGTCCAGGTCGTGGTATTGCTCAGTGGGAGCACTATCCTGACGGCGATGGACGATATCCTGATAGCACTGGTTTTGATTATGGCAGATGGCAAACAGCTCTTGATTTATATGGTGGACCCGTATTTAAGAGTCTTCCTCAACAATTAGACTTTTTAAAGTGGGAACTTGATACCCTCCATCTAGATGCTGATGGCAATTCAAAACTTCCTTCTGGACGATCAACTAAAGAATATGTTGTTGATCGTCCAATGAATATTGAAAAGGCAACTTACAATTTCATGTATGATTTTGAAAGACCTGATAAAATTGCTCAGGATAATTGGAAAGAAGAAAGATTATCAAAGGCATATATTTTCTTTGATAACATGGATAAGTTGTTAGACAAATCAAATAAACCTAAAACTCCTCCTGTACTTCCTATCTCTGACCCTGCAGTTCAAAAGCAGATTGAAAAGAATCAACGTGATCGTAATACGATGAGTCCCGAAGAATTCTTTGGAACTAAATCAGTGTTCTCTTCTAGTTTAAATAGTATACCAGGCAATGAGCAAATGCAAATTGCTAATGAGACACAAGAACAATTTTCGCTTGGTGATGTTAAAGGTGAGATCGTCGCACTCTATCAACCAACCGTCTATTATACTGAGTCATGATCAATCCTAAGTCTTTTATAGTTGGGTCGGGTAAAGCAGTCAAGATCAGAGCATTGACTAAGATGATTCCTGCTGCAAAAGTTAAGCAGGAATTGAAGAACTTTGCTGCCATGTTTGTTCCAATTATTCCACCTTGGATGTTGGAGTTTGAACAGGATGAGAAGCATTATCTGGTGCCAAGAAATCAGATGGATGTATTGGTATCTGATGAAGATGTTGATGACTGGAATTATCTGCTGGAGAGATTCAATAATCTTCTTGCTAATCTGACTAAGTTGTTAAACAATGTCAGAAAGATTGATTATCATAAGATTGCATATAACAAACTTCTTGAGCGTGAGATTGAGAATAGAAGAATAAAACTCACTGAGAAATTATTAGAGAAAACTGAGGAGAAAGAAGAGGAAGAAGCTAAAACTAAATTTGCTGGTCCAGACATTGATCAAGAAGACTTGGGTAATTTTTTAACAGTATTGGCAGCTGCCGCTGCTGGTTCTTTTGGTGCTGCTGACCCACTGGATGCTGCGACAATAAAAGATGCTAAAGCATCTGGTGCAGATTTAGTTGCTGCTGCTCACCTTGCCACGCTTGAAGCTTCTGGAGCACAGAATGCTGCCGATGCATTTCAGGTTATGTTGAATAGAGCAAAGAAAGAACCTCTATCAGTTGTTATTACTAAATCGGAGCAGTTCTCACCATATTCTGCTGCAATCTATGGAACGAGTGGAGATGCAAATGCTGTAAATCTATATGGACACCTCAATGTCACAAAGAAAGAAATTTTTGAGATTGCTGCTAAACCAAATGGTTTGGAACTTCTTGTAGAAAGATTTGATGGTTATGGTAATGCTGCCATTGCTCAGCAAATATTGGATGATTTTAAGTCCGAAGGACCACTCTCTCAAGCATCAGCAGAATTTGTTGGTGGTGCATTATACTTTAGGGGAACTCCGACAGGTGATCCGACTGAACGAAAGAGAGGTGAGGGTGGTAATTATTTCAGGGATGTATATGCTACTGGTGCTATTATTCTTCCACAATTATTTGACGTAAAGCATAACATATATTATAATGTCAACGATAAGACTGATGATCTTGCTCAGTTTATTGTAGATAGACCTACGGTAGTTGACATGCAAACAGTTGATGAACCATTGATTGTTATTCCTACTGAACGACCTATCGGTCAGCAGATCTTGAATATTTTATTCAAGGAACCTTTTAAGAAGGTTGAGATGATCTTTGAGAGGAATAAAAAAGAACAACAGTCAAAAGCACAAACACCTATTCAAAACAATACCACTTCTATTACTAGATCACCTATTCCAGAATCTAGTAGACCCACATCAAATTATCTTCGACAACGACAGCAACAACAATCATCATTATATAATAATGATATGGGAGTAGAATCTATCACAAGAGATACTCCTGCTGATAGTATTCAAAATAGTCTCATGAAGATCAATACTAAGATTTCGGATCTTACTAGACGATCACAAACCACCACGCGCAGATCATTATCTAATATAGATACTGTATCGCAAAAAACTGATAATGTTTTTGGTGCTAAGGTAATTTTAATGACACAAGACATTTACGCAACAGAGGAATAATATGTCAGTTACTGAACCAAAGTTAAGAGCTATACAAGCAAAAGTTTACGATATTCCTGATACTGATAAATTAGTTGGATTAAATCCTTCAGGAAAGGCAATAGAATTTCCTGAAGTAATTTCGTTTAACTATTATGAGTCACTATTTGAATCTTTTATTACTGCTGATATTACTATCTTAGATTCTGCTGGCGCTATTGATGAAGCATTCGACAAGTGTGGTGTGCGTCAATTTTGTCCTGTAGAGATTGTTGTCAATGATCCTGGTATTGGAACCGAATGGGAGAAATCTCGACCAAAATTTGAGTTTGCTGGTGATAATTGTTTCTACGTTAATAGAGTTGTCAACCAAATAATTAAAGGTAAGAAAAAGCAATATACATTAGAACTTATCAATAGAGATGCTATTGTAGCGTTATCCAAGAATGTTAAAAGTTCTTGGCCTCCTGATGAAACTACAAAGATAGATTATAATACTATTGTTGACGATGTACTTGGTAGGTATATACAAACTACTAAGAATAAAGCACCTGTTATGGAACAAATGACAGAAACTGTCGCTAAGTTGCAGGGACATAATAAGTTGGTTTATCAACTCCTCAATGATATGTGCAAACCTGCCACACCTAAGGGAACTGATGGTTCTGGTAAAGAAGAAACCAGACCTGCTGGATATGTATTCTATGAAACATATGATGAATATAGATTTGATTCAATTCATACATTGCTTACAGATCCGTTTAGATTAGATACTAAAAAAGGAACTGCATATCAAGTTAAGTTTGTTAATGATAATCAGACTGGTCCTGCACTTGCATCTCAAACTATTTTGAGTTATAAGTTTTATGATGGTGTCAATCAGTCTAGTCTTCTTGAAGAGATTGCGGCAAAGAAGAGAGGTAAAACTAGAACAATTGTTAATGAACCCGAGCGAAATGTAAACAAGGTTATTGAAAAATTGCCACCCAAAACTATCGAAGACAAGTGTTTGAAAGCTGCTTCTGATGGTGAATTTACAACAGTTAAATATATTGAGCAGTCAGAATATCAAATTGAATATTATAACGTATGTGATGAAACTGCTTTAAATAATGAACCAGTCAATCCAGCATTATCTTCTATTAATTATGGTTCTATGCTAGACATGTTAAAATCTAAGACATCCACAATTAGAGTTCCTGGTAATTTATCATTATCAGCTGGCGGTCATTTATATCTAGATTTCCCTTTAATTAAGGGAGACTCTGGTAAGGCTGATCAAGCAAGTGATAAATATTCAGGAGTATATTTGATTACGAAGATCAATCATAGGATTGAAGATATCACTCATGTATATACCCACATGGAAATTTGTAAACTAGTAGAGTCCTGATGAACACAGACTTTTCAAAAAACATATCATATCAAGGTAAAGAACTTGCCAAAGCAGGCACTACCATGCTTGGGTGGATTACTAGCGTCAAGTCAGAAGGTGGTGGGGGATATTATCAGGTTAGATGTCCTGCTATTCATGGATATTGTGATATTAATGAACAGAATTGTGAGGAAGATGTAGTAGCAAAAGCAGCACTTCCTTGGATTCCTTCTATTCAAACTGAAACTGCAAATAGTGCAATTAGAAATAATAATGTTAGGCAGTATGGCAAAGGTCAATTTGTTATTGTTAGATTTGAAGGTCCAGACTATAGCAGTCCTGTAATTGCATCTGCACATAAGGCAAAGCATCCAGTTTTAGGAAAGCAAGAAAATTTTGATCAAACATCTCCTTATATTGCTGCTCAACTTGTAGAACCTCTTAAAGAAAATAAGAGTGCTATTCAAGGAGATAACGGTTGCTTCAAGGTTGTCACAAAAGCATCTAAGATTCCTGAAAATGGTGAAAGTATTAAGGGTGCTGATAAGTGTGGTGATAGTGGATCATTATCATCAGACATCGGAGCATTTATTGGCGATTTCTTGAAGATTGTTCAGGACACTGATGGCAAAATCGGGTCTAAGTTTGTTAATGGTATAACTGGAGAGTTATTCTCCATGACAGGATATATTCAAAAGTATCTTGCCTCTATTACTGGTGTTATTCGTAGTGGAATTGGTTGGGTTAAAGCAATCATCACCAAATATGCTAGAAAAGCTATTGATCAATTAGTAAAGTTGATTATGGTGCCAATTAAGGGCATCACATCAACAGTTAATGAGACCATTGAGAAAGTTCTCAATATGGTGTTCTGTAGTTTTGGTAATATTGAAGGATTAATTAGTAATCTTATTGAAGATATGCTGAATACACTTGTAGATTCAGCAGTTAGTAGTGTATTTGGTTGTTTGGATACATTAGTTGATGGTATTCTTAATGAGATTATGGGAGAAGTCCTGGGTCTTATTGAGAGTATCATGGGTGCCATTGAATCTATTGCTGGTATCATTGGTGGTTTTGGTAATCTCCTGGGTGAAGCAATTAATGCTGTATTAGACTTCCTAGGAATTAGTTGTGGCGGTGCTGGAGAATGTGCAACTGACGCTTCTAATGCTCTCGTCACTGCATTTAACAACCCTGGTGAGTTTGGTCTGACGACAGGTATTAAAAAAAGTCTCGACAGTGGATTGAGCGGTATCAATAGTTTGACAGATGATATTAATAAGTCTACCGCTGAAGCAAATGCAGAGGCAGCAAACTTTGCCAAAGGTGTTGATCTTGGTACAGCAAATGTTCCTGGAGTTTCCACAGATAATCAAGCGTTAAGAAGGGCATTTACCACAGCAACTAATGTTGCTGCATCGAAAGTATCTAATGTATTTGACTTCTGTAATAATCTTGGCGACGGAAAAAATGGAGACGGTTCAGAATGCATACCAGCAGTCCCTGGTGACAAAGGTCCATACTCTTCATGTTCAACATATGCTGTCATCATCGGAAAAGAAGATGATAGGCATGATTCAGAGTACATGATTTTCCCTAAGAAGGAAACTGTTAAGAGTGGTAAAACTCATAAATTAAAAATCAGAAGAAATAGTGTTGAACACCGAGGTGTGATTATTTTTACTGCATATTTGAGACCAGATGATACTGCTAGAGTTGTTGGTATTACTGAAGGTCTTACGTCTGGTGGTGATTTGGAGAGGGGTGCTACTTTACCAGACGTAAAATTTGGTAAAGTGCCGAAGAAGAAGAAGAAAAAATATCAGCAGCAATTTCCACGAAGAAAAACTGTAATTTTTTCTGAGGAAGTTATTTTTGATAAAGGGCAAAGTGAAGCTACGGTATCAGTTCCTACTTTAGTTGCTGAAGCTCCTAAAGAAGAACAGGATGTTCAAACTACTCAAGCAGCAGGAATGGGTATTGCTGCTGATGAAGGAATTCCTTCTGATGCTACTATTCCTTATGTAACATATACTGCTTCAATTTATAGATCATCATCTGATTTTAATAACAACAAATTTCCATATAAAAATCTTCCTAGTACATCAGAAATTCTCAATACTACTAGACTTAAAATTAGGTTTGGTCCTAAGGAAAAAGAACCCGAAGGCACAACTGACATTTTCTTCCCACCAGAGATCATCACTGAAAATGTAAATTATGTAGTGGGTCCTGTCAGTGTAGTTGCGGGCGATGCTGCAAAAATGGAAGTCATTCGTACTCCTGTAGTAGATTTTGCTACTAGAGTTAAATGTGAGACAATTCAAGATAACACTTTAACTTTCCCTGCGGAAGAGGGTACTCATTATATGGGTGGAGAAGGTATTCTTACATTTGGTCCAGGAGAGAATAAGAAGATTTTCTCTATTCCAACTTATACTGATGGTGGACTTATTAATGCCACAAAAACATTTAAAGTTAAATTTACTGATGAATTACTTCCAGAAGGAACAGGATCAAATTTAGGTGGACTTGGAAAGAAAAATGGAACTACCAAAGTAGGTGAAGGTATAGAGAGACAAGTAGTTATTAATTTCTCTACGGACTTCAAACCATCGCCAGTATGTGAAGCTGAAATTTTATTGTCATCTGAACCTATTACTTGTTTGGTGCAGGAGGAAGGGATTCCTTTAAATATTGGATTCGTTGCTAAAACAAGTGTTCCTGGTTATACATTATCCTATGAATGGCAGAGAAGTTATGATCCTACTGGTGATACTATAGTTGCGCCTAATGTTATATGGACTCCTGTTTCCGATGGAGTCAGAAATGAAACCATTGATGAAAAAGTAACTACTTTCGGTCCCTCTGGTATTACTGTTGGGGGAACCACTATTGACAAGTGGTCAACATCTACTGTTGCACAGTCTGCTAGCATTACATATTCTGGTGCTACAACGAATAGATTGAAAGTTGAGCAACCATCTTATTTAATTATGGATGAGGAGTATTATCGCTGTGTTATTACTGCAACACCTACAACTCCATCAGCATTTACTCCCGTACTTACATATACAACCAAACCAACATATGTTGGAATTACAAAGGACGGTGTATATTCTAGCACTGTAAATTGTGCTCCTGCTGGAACACTTGATGATGGAGATGTGATCTCATATAGTGACACAACAGATGCTACTCCTGCTGGTCTTGGTGCATCATTTGAATTATATGAGAATTATAAACCCAGAATGACCGCAGAAAGTGTTCCTGGTGAAGAACTTACTGCTAAGTTCCTTGAAGATGGAACTGGTATAAAGATTAGTGGTGATGTTGGACAAGGTTCTGTTAAATTAAGATTTGAGTGGGATGATGATCCTGACAGATCTGGTCTGGCAGTCGGTAAACTTTTTGTTGCAGGTAAAACTTTCAAACAGAAAAAGGAAAAGGGATCTGTAGAAAAAACCATATTTGTAAATGCTGGTCAGACTTATTTGTTCCAATATAAAGGACAAGATCCTGGTGCTTCTGGTGCCCCTGGAATGAAACAACCAACTGTAATTTCAAAAGGTCAGGTAGTTAAGTGGGATGATAACAGAGCTAATGGATTTGATGAAAATGCTAGATTAACCATTATGAAGGTTACTGGTAATGAATCTATTATCAAGACTAAGCGGATCAATGATTTTGAGGCGGGTTTTTATCCAAAAGCAGCTGGTGAATTTGCACAGCATACTTATGGTTCAGCTTTTAACTGGGCTGATTTAAACGATTCCTATCAAGGTGACTTTGATTTGGTAGGTGGTGATGGCACAGGTCTTAGAGTAAGGGCAAGATTTGAGGCATTCCCAGGTGCTGGTGGTAATCCTAATAATACAAGATATACAATTCTCCAGATTCTAAATGCTGGTGAAAACTATGCTGTTGGGAACGAATTATCATTCCCAGATCAGGGTGGATATTCTTTCAGTGCTATGGGGGAACTTGTAAAACTTCTTACTGTTGACTTCTCTGTCCCACCTTCAGCTGGATTGTGTGATATTGTTGAACCTAATGATCCCAAAGATATTCCTGAAGATGTTCCTGATGATGATCCCGATGACGATTGCGCGATCGTTAGGAAAATGCTGAAGGAAGATCCAAAATCTCTCACATATATGGAGAAAAAGAAAGGGTATTGGAAGGATAAAAATGATAAAGAATATTTCTGTCCAGATGAGGATCTTGTTCCTGTTATTGAATGCACAGTAGATAAGGACTGTCCCGAAGGACAGATATGTGTTAATGGTGAATGTGTTCCTGATCCTGCTCCAGAATGCACAGTAGATACGGACTGCCCTAAGGGATATGTTTGTCTTAATGGCAAGTGTGTCAAAGATGATGAGATTATTGATCCTCCCGATGATCCTGATGATGATCCTGATGATGATCCTGATGATGACGATAAACCAGATCCTAGTGAATGTAAGATAGATGATGATTGTCCTGAGGGTCAGGTATGTGTTGATGGTAAGTGTGTAATACCATGTTCATTAGATAAGGACTGTCCCGAAGGATATGTTTGTGTTGATGGTAAGTGTGTAAAGGCATGTACCGTAGACTCTGATTGTCCTTCAGGTCAAATATGTGTTGACGGTAAGTGTGTACCCGAAGATGATGGCGATGATGAAGAAGATACCGTTACTGATCCAGCCCCCCGTCCTCCTAGCACACCAGTTATTGTTGGCAGAGGTGGTGGTGTTATTAGCGTTCCTATCCCCGATGAATTGAGAGATTGTAAGGTACGATATAAGCAACCTCCTCTGGTTGCTATTAGTGGTCTTGGAACGGGTGCTATTGCTAAATCAGAGCTAGACGAGAATGGATGTTTAGTCAATATTGTGGTAAAATCTAAAGGTATTGGTTATACTCCAAACATTGATGAAGCTGGTGAATGTGGAATTCTTACTGAGATTCTTCTTACCAACGTTGGTGGTTACTATGAGTCTTCACCTACTGTTTATGTTAATGGTGATCCAACTATAGCATTTGCTGCTATTCAGGATGGAAAACTTGCCGAGATTAGAATTACCAACCCACAAAACATAGTTTATGATCAACTTCCTGATATTAGAATTAGAGGTGCTAATGGATTTGGCGGATCTGCTCAACCAGTTATTGAATTTGTTCCTTGTGACGAAGTTGCTGACCGCTATCTCAGAGTTGTCAATAAATACAACGAGAGTACAATCGGAACCGTGTTCATCGTAGATTGCCCATAAAATGTTAGATACCAAACAGTCCCTTGAACAAGAATCCTCCAAAATTACGGAGGAAATAAATGAGGTAAGGGAAACTATCACTGATAGTTCCTTTACCATTAGAGAAACATGTGGTCATGACGATAGGAATTATGAAATGCGTCACTATCGTGCCTCATTTATTCGTTGGCAGGAAAATGGTGCAGTTTTAATTAATGCCAGAAGTGCAGATATGACTCCCACTGAGGGATACCTTGATGTTAAGTCAACAGGGTATATGCACTTCAAGTCTGGGCATAACATTAAATTAATTGCTGAAGGTCATAGAGTTACTGGTGGCGGTGAAGGTGGTGCTGATGAAGAAAAAAGTGTTGAAATCTTTGGTCCTGGTGACATATGCATTCAATCTAATGGTAAGGGTGGTATTTACATCACTGCTGCTAAGGATATTGAACTGAATGCAGGTGGCAGTATTAAACTAAAAGCAGCAGAACAGATTAGTTTGAACACAGGAAGTCAGGATCCCGTACCATTTGGTTTGACAAAGAGTATTGGCAGTGGTAAACTGAGTATCTCCACTGGTCAGTATGAACTTTCTACAACTAGTTTTAAGGAAACTGTTACTGGCAGCAAGATGGAGGAGAATTATGGTGAAGTAATTCAGGAACAGAAGATGAACATTCTGGAACCTCCTTCTTTGGGACCAGGAGCTCATATTACTACTCATTCAACTCAAGGCACACTTGTGCATAAAGTTGGTCATGACTATATTCTTGATGTTGATGGTAAGATGTTGGTCAAAGTCAATAACAATCCACTTAAAAAAGTTGGACCACTTACTACGGGCACTGGTGGTTATGCCGCGATGCCTATGGAAACATTGAAATATCAAATCATAGGATCCAGAACATCAACTTTACTCATGGATCCTATTTTACAATATTCTCAAGACTTTGTTGATATTCCTATGGGTAATTCATATACTCAGATTGGTACTGCTGCACCAGGACTAACAGCATGGTCTGCTGGATCTCTCACAAAAGGTGATTGTGTTATTCAGGCAACAGCAGTTGGTAGTATTGGTATTCAGAATGGTCCTACACCAACTAATACAATTCTTCTGCAAAATTTAGGTGGTTCTATTGCTATGCAGGCAACTGGTGCCATGGGCATGATCTCAATGGTCGCCACGAAGGAAATTTCAGGTACTGCTCTTATTATTAGATTGAATTAATGACACTTGGTAAACATTGTTTCACGGAGGTGTATGAATGCCCCCGAGAACTTCTTGATGATGAAAACTATTTAAAAGAGCATATCATTCAGTCTCTAAATAAAACTAGTTTAACCTTATTGGATATTTCATCCCATAAGTTTGAACCACAAGGTGTTACTATAGTAGCATTACTCTCTGAGAGTCACATCAGTATCCACACTTGGCCCGAGCGAGGGTCTGCCGCCCTAGATGTTTTTACATGTGGGGACACGAATCCAGAAGTGGCGATGATGCATATGATTGAGGCACTCAAGGCGAGAGATTACAACCTAAAATGTATCAAACGCTAATATGTATAAAGTAACCGCTAAACATGTCATCACCGATGAAGAAGGGATTGTAAAGGCATACTTTCTCAATGGTATTCCTTTTACGTTTGACTCTTTGGATGGTGAAACTCAGAATGATGAAGCAGTTTTAGCAGAAGTGATAGGTTCTCCTACAGTTTCCATTGAACTAATTCATCAGAAGTCTGCATATTTGTTGGAAGAAGGTTTACACCCAATGTTGAGCGGTATAGAATTAGATCCCGAAAGCACTTTACCCGAATGAAAATCAATCTCTGGTACTCACAACCCACAAGACAATGGCGATGGACTCTTACGGACGAAAAAAATGACATGCGGCAAGAATCTGGTCAACAACCATTCCTGCGTGACGCTATGGATGATGTCGCCAACACAGTAGAATACATGCTTGACACAATGCAAAATGAGTGATAAAATTTAATTTCCGTGTGAAGGAAGTGTTAGAGATCAGGTACTTTGTGCCTGATCTTTTTTTATAGATAAATAACCCAGAAGAACCATTTTGTATAATAACTTCAGATGGCATTAACCAGATTAACTAACTTGATTGCTTCCAGAACTGGAAGAATGTTATATGTAAACCCTGACGATTTTAATGCGTCAGATTTGATTTCAAATAACGGCAACTCTCCTACGAGACCGTTCAAAACTATCCAGCGTGCGCTGCTGGAAGTTGCAAGATTTTCATATATTCAGGGTCAAAATAATGACAAGTATGATCAGTTTACGATCAACTTGTCTCCTGGCGAGTATATCATTGATAACCGTCCTGGTAAGGCAAATACCGCTGAAGTTCCTGAACTGTCTGACCAGTCTAACTTTGACATTCTAGATCCTGCTAACGATCTTGTTAAGTTCAACTCTACTGAGGGTGGATTAGTTGTACCTAGAGGTACTTCTCTGGTTGGTATGGACTTGAGAAAGACTAGAGTCCGACCACGTTATGTTCCTAACCCTAGTGAAAATTCTATTGCCAGAACATCAATCTTCAAAGTAACTGGTGCATGTTATTTCTGGCAGTTCTCGCTGTTTGATGCTCTTCCTACATCTGATGTTTCTGGTAATGGTGGTGTTTACAATGATCCCGCCAGTATCGCGATTGTAAACTCTGACTATTCCCACCATAAAGTTACTTGCTTTACATATGCCGACCAGAGTGATCTGGATCTCTTCTATGCAAAAGCAGCAAGAGCATTTGCATCTATTCCTACAACTCCTGGTGAGTTAGAATCAAGAACCCAGGAGAACAGAATTGTTGGTCCTCTGCAACAGGCAGGTCAGAAAGAAATCGCTTCAGCAAGTGTTTCTGGCGCACTGGTTACTATTGTAACTGATGGTCCTCATGAAGTGTTTGAAGGACAACAAATCACTATTGAAAAGGTTTCTGGTTCATATACTGATTTGAATGGAACTTATTATGTTACTAGTGTTAATAATGATACTGAATTAGTAATTACTGAGAATGGTTTAACTCCAGGCAGTATTCCATCTTCTGCGGTTGCTAGTGCTATTGTTAAGGCTGAGATTGATACTGTTGATTCATCTTCACCATATATCTTCAACTGTTCGCTGAGATCTACTTATGGTCTTTGTGGTCTGTGGGCAGATGGTAGCAAAGTCAGTGGATTTAAATCCATGGTTGTTGCCCAGTTTACTGGTGTTTCTCTTCAGAAAGATGATAATGCCTTTGTTAAGTTTACTGAAACATTAGATCCACCACAGTTTGTTAAAGATGGCGGCGCATCTGATGCTGTTTCTCTACACCAAGATTCTAGTAGAGGTGTATATTATCGTGGTGATGCTACCACTGGTTGGAGACATTATCATATCCGTGTATCTAACAATGCGTTCATTCAGTCAGTTTCGGTGTTCGCCGTTGGTTACGCTGAGCAGCACTTGATTGAATCTGGTGGTGATTATTCTATCACCAACTCTAACTCTAACTTTGGTACACAAGCACTGGTTGCTGATGGTTTCCGTCCTGACTCATTTACACTTGATAAGAAGGGTAAGATTACTCACATTGTCCCACCTCAGGCATTATCAACTCTTGAAAGTGATGTTCAGTATTATCCATTAGATGTTCAAAAGAGTAGGGCAGGTTTATCTGCTAATACTACTGGAACTAAATTGTTCTTGTTTGAGCAGAGAGATGCATCTGAGGCACCAATATTCAACATTAACGACTATAAAATTGGTGGTAAAAAGGCTGACAGGATTTATGTAAAACTCAGTAATCCTGCTACTAGTGCTTTAGATGTATATGAAGCAGAAATTGATCCTAGTGGTATTGAAGAACATGAAATTTTTAATGTAAATACTGCTGACAATACGTTTACCACAAACCAACCAAACGAATTTGAGACTGCTACTCCTATCAGAATTTACAGTAGCACAGGTTATCTACCATTAGGCATGGAGTCTAATAGACTTTATTATGCCATTAAGGTAACTAATACGACATTTAAAATTGCACCTTCAGAAGAAGATGCTAGAGCTGGTGCAGATCTTTCTAATCCTCTTGCCTCAAATAGTATTGTAAACATTAGATCTACTAGAGCTTTAGGATCTACCCTCACAGTAAAAGCATTTGTTTCTGATACAAATCCAGAACTTCCAAGATTTGATGTTGAAGTAAATTCAAGCCTTGAGACATTCTCAACAGGTACTTTCCCTCATGGTTTCTCTACTGGTGATAAAGTATTCTTCCGTCGCAGAGTAATTGCTGATGTTCCAACTACGGGACAACTTCCTCAAGTTCAGCAGAGTGGAACAGTACAGACTCTTAGTTTAACTACTGAATATTTTGTGTATGTTGTAGATGCTTATACATTTAAGATTTCTGATACTGAATCAAATGCAAACAATGGTATTGAGATTAACATTGATGCACCAGGAGATGTAAATCAAATCAAAGTTTATAGAAATATTCAGAAATCTCCACTGAGATATGATCCAACGCAAGAAAACTGGTATCTTGCTGTAAAATCAAATACAAACAATGGTATTCATCAAGTTCTTACTAATCCAAATAGTATTTACACTGCAAGCACCATAACAAATACAGAGAATATTTTCTTCAAAAGAGTTTCTGATGATAGACAGTTAGCTGATAGAACTTATCGTCTGCGTTATGTCATTCCTAAGACTGAACTTAATGCGAGACCTCCTATCGTTGGTTATGTTATTGCAAGAAGAACCGATGCAAATAATGTAATTAAAGAGTATAATACTAATTCTAACACTAATCAAACTGCTCCGTTTGATAGAATCTATTTCATTTATAGATCTGATACTATTCTAAGACATATTCCTGGTGAGCAGGATGGTATTTACTATCTGACTGTTCTTCTTGCTGACGTTGCACCTACAGGAGATCAGTTCAACGCTTCAGATAACGAATTTGGTTTCTTGAAGTATTCTCAAGATGTTTCTAAGATTTATCCTGATCTTGATAAAGATAATCATGATTTTGACCCACCTGCCGCAGTTTCAGTTGCTGACAATTTAGTTCATGGTTTAGTATATCAGAACGATGATAGATCTTCTATTACGAAGGAAGCAGTTGCTACATTTGTTGCTGATGCTGGATATACTCCTGCACTCAATGCATTGACAGGAAAGGCAACTTCTGGTCAAGAAAATAGATTGATCGCATTCAATTCAAATATTCCTGAGATTGAAATCGAACTGAGAAGAACTTCACAGGTTCGTGCTGGTAACCAGACATTTGAGTATACTGGATTTGGTTCGGGTAACTACTCAACTGGTTTCCCATCCAAACAGGAAATTGTTCTCAATGATAAAGAAGTTCTTTATTCACAGTCACAGCGTCGTCGCGCTGGTGTTGTATTCTATTCTGGTCTAAACGCATACGGTGATCTGTATGTTGGTAATCAGAAGATTAACGCTATTACTGGTGAAGTTGAGATTCTTGACAAACCAATCTTGAGAGTTGCAGGATCTGCTGTTGCTGTTAATGAAGAATATGTTCCTTATGTTGCAGGTACAAAGAACGTTTATATTGCAGGTAATCTTGCTACTAATGGTGGTCAAGGAAACAATCTTCCAAATAACTTCGATAACTTAACTAAATGTAATAGAGGTGCTGAAGTCTCTAATGAGAAGGTTAGTAATAGAGCATTAATTAGTCATGACCTTTGTCTCAGAAAAAAGGTATCTGACGTATCAGCAGGATTTGCTAGTGGTAATAATAAACAATTTATATTGAACGTTAATAACACTAAACCTATTCCTGGTAATGAAGGTGAATTCCCTGGTGATATTAGATATAAACCAACTATTAACCGTAAATCTAGACATGAAGGATACATCTACGTTGGTACAGCTGGTAATACTGATCCAACAAAACCTTTTATCGGTGATTATAGACATATCGGTTTAATTGGTGTTGGTCATCTCACATCCATTGAAGAATCACATACTGAGACAACTGATCAAACCGTTCAACTATTCGAGCAACCAGAACCTTATATTACAACGGGTAAGTTCGGTATCAACCAGACTGCACCTACTGCATCACTTCATGTTGGTACTGGTGATGTTCTGTTTGACAATGATCTGACTGTTTCTGGTGATATAGCAGCCAATGGTGGTAATCTTACTTCAACTGCATCAACCTTTAATTATACTACTACATCAGATACAGTTAATTTTGCCACTAGTGCAGAAACAGTGAATGTTGCTGCTTCTACTGCTACAGCGGCTGGAAGGTCGGGTGGAACATCTATCACTAATTTGAAGAGTGATAAACTTAAGATTTACAGTGATATTGAGTTGGTTGGTCAGTACGATAGCACCACTGATGATACTGGTCCTAGGACTCTTGAAATTACTACTACAGCAGAAACAACTAATTTCCTGACAGCTGTTACTACTGCTAACATTGCTTCTGTGACAATGAATACGTTCACTGGTGCTACTAACATCAGCATGGGCGCGAACACGGGCACAACAACAATCAATCATAACTTAGTAGTCACCAAAGATCTAACAGTTAATGGTACTACAACTTATGTAAATACCGAGGTTGTTGACCTTACGGATCCTATCATCTCCGTTGGTGGTGGTGGTAGTGGTGCTGATACTCCCTCCTCTGCTGCAAATGGTGTCAGAGGTATGGAACTTAGGTATTACAAGAGTAATGCTGCTAACTCTGGATTCATGGGTCTTGATGTCAATTCGTTAAAGTATATATTTAAGACTGGACTTGGTAACATTGGGACTTCAAATAGTACCAGTGGTGGTGACATGGCAACAGTAAGAGTAGGTAAATTAGAATCAACTGGTGATATTGAGGCTTATGATGGCTATGTTGAGATGCAAAGGATTAAATTAAATCCAGTAGAGGGTGCGCCGAATAAACTAAGTTATACCACTCTAGGTAATGAGTTTAATAATGAAATGCAAGAAGCAGTCATGAAGCACGCTCTGCCGATTGCTTCCGTAATTATGTACTCTACCAGTGCTGATACTTCTTCTGTATCCACTGGACATACTACGGTTATTCCTAGGGGTTATGCTCCATGTGATGGTGGTACTTACACCAGCAGAAAGGGTATAAATATCACCACGCCAGATCTGAGAGGACGATTTGTTCTTGGTCAAAGTTATACAAGTCCAGCAGGAGCTGCTAATTTAGTAACTCCAGCTCCCACACAAGTACTTGTTAATCCTGGTGGTGGTGATGGAAACGGCACCATGGGAACTATTAGTGAAAATCAGAAGGGTGGACACAAATATAAAGATACTGAAAATGCCACTGATTTGAATGGAACATCATGGGGCATTGCGATTGATACTAGTCAGTTTACTATTGATAGTCATGAATTAACAAGACCTCAAATCCCAAAGCATAGACATGGCATGAGGCATGGTCACAATTCGGCAGAGTTGGAGAGTGTTTCGTTTGAATATGATAATCAAAATGTAACTGTCAACGTCGGAGGAACTGGTCAACACGCACATAGTATGGATGGATCACAATGGGATCATAGTCACAATGTTAGTGGTGGTGGCACCGATGATGATTCTGGTGACACTATTCCAGGTGGTGATAGTGGTCAAAACTTTCAGAATCGTACACAGCAAACTCCCATTCATATGGTCCATTTTGCTCAACTGAGACCAGCACCAATAGGATTTGTTACAATGCCAAATGAAGGAGATCATGGACACACAGCAAGTGTTGGTTCAGGAGCTATTTTGAATCATTTGACTGGTATCACCGCTGCTATTCCTATTTCTGCTGGAATCAACAACTATGGTGGTGGTTCTCATGATGGATATACTGGAGGAGCAACATCAAATAATGGACAAATGAATGATCTCAATGATGCCGACACGGGTCAAGGTCATACTCATGGAACATCTGGCACTCTTCCAATCAACAATAAAAATCACAAGCACCAAATTCTTGGTGTTGCACCACCATGGTATGCTCTTACATTCATTATGAAACTCTGAGGCACCCTGTGCCAATTCAATAACTGTCACAGGGGGTGGTCCGCTCGTCGGGTCATCCCCTATACTTATTTCAGTTGAGAGACAGACGCATGATCAACCAAGAAATCAAGGGCAACCTCGCCAAACTCCTCGCCACTGAGAACCTGATCGTTGAGCACCGTAAGGTGCCCACTGCATCCTTTGACACCCTTCGCCGTGTGCTGACGCTTCCCATCTGGGATAAGGCATCTGCGACTGTCTACGATATGCTGGTGGGTCATGAGGTTGGTCATGCACTATACACCCCTGACGTTGATTGGCGTGAGTCCGTTCGCAACAAAGTTCCTAAAGACTTTGTGAACGTTGTTGAGGATGCTCGCATTGAGAAACTTATGAAGCGTAAGTTTCCTGGTCTGTCTCGTAGTTTCTATCAGGGTTATGAAGAACTGAATGATCAGGATTTCTTTGAGATTCAAGAGATTGATCTTAAGCGTCTGTCATTCATTGATCGTATCAACCTGCACTTCAAGGTTGGTTCTTTCGCTATGATTCCCTTCGCCAATGATGCTGAGGATCAGTTTGTTACCCGTGTTGCTAACGCTGAGACCTTTGAAGATGTACTCGCTATTTGTGAGGATATTGTTGACTACCTGAAGCAACAGGAGAAGCAGCAGACTCCTGCCCCTATGCCTCAGCAACAGGGTGAACAGCAAAGCACCGATGGCGAACAATCTGAGCAGCAAGGTGAGGAAGGTGAGAATAAGGAGTGGTTCACTGATAGTGATCCTGAGGAAGATCATCGTGCTGATCGTGATGCCGATGATGCAGATCTTGAGACTCCTTCTTACAGTGGAGGTGGCGATACTTATGATGAGAATGAGTCTAAAACTCAGCGTGCTTTTGATGAGAATGCTGAAGAACTTGCTAACAATTCTGAGTATCACAGCGAGACTACCTATGTAGAACTCCCTGAGATGATCATGGAGAACGTTATCGTTGACTCTAAGGATCTCACTGCTTATATCACCAAGTGTTTCAATGAGAAGCAGGCAGAGCGTATGGAGTTCTGGGGTGATATTTTTGAGGGTCCAGATACTGCATACAAAACATATAAAAAGTCTGCTCAGAAGGAAGTAAACTACCTTGTGAAGGAGTTTGAGTGCAAGAAGTCTGCCGATGCTTATGCTCGTCAGGCAACATCTCGCACTGGTGTGCTTGATACTAAGTCACTTCATACTTACAAGTACAACGACGATCTGTTCAAGAAAGTTACCGTGCTTCCTGATGGTAAGAACCACGGCATGATCTTCGTGCTGGACTGGTCTGGTTCTATGGGTGATGTTATCCTTGACACTGTTAAGCAACTGATGAACCTGACATGGTTCTGTAAGAAAGTACAGATCCCCTTTGAGGTTTATGCTTTCACTAA